CGGTAATGTCGTCAAACAGCCCTGCAATATCGGTGTCAATCTTGAGCGCAATTGCCATGCCTGCCTCTTGTGAAGCACGCCGCGCCGCACCGTCGGGGTCGGTCATTTGCAATTGGTCACTGAGCAGGAAGCCGTGACGTACCGTAATCGGCGTAGCGGTGCCAATCGCGGTCTTGGCTAACAGCGCTTCGGTGAGTGCTGCCGCCTCGTTATAAGCGCTGCCTACGGTTGCCGTAGTACGCGAGAAGATGCGCGGCGCATACGTGCTGTCACGCAGGTTCGTGACCAGCGGCGGCAAAAGCCCGTTCTCACGCATGGTGTAGAACGAACCTTCGTAGATGTTGTTAAACAGACTGTTTAAGTCTGTCGTTTTCGAGTAAGCCATTGGTTATCCTCCGAAGACTAAAACGTCTCCATCTTGGCGCGGCTCATTGGACGAACGTCCACTATCCCTGTTTTTGAGCCACGCTTCTATCTGTTCTGGAGTGCGTCCCGATGGCGTCCCGCGCGGTACGGGTGTTGTTTGCGTTTGTGTTCCTGACGGTTTTGGCGCAGCGGATGTAGCAGGTAAGGCCGCCTTCAACGCTTCGGCGTCTGCCCTGATTTCATCCTCTGTTGCGCCTTGCAAGCGGGATACCAGCGCTTCCGGTAGCCCCGCCTGTAAGCCTATTTTCTCGCGTAGTAAACTCATGAGGCGTGCATTACTCTCTGCCTCTAGTTTCTCGCGGTTAGCTTTCTCTTTTTCGTAGAGCGACTTAAATTGACTCTGTTCCTCTAGCGCCTGCCTCTCAGCGGCTTCCTTGGCGCTCTCTAAGTCGCGTAAGCGCTTCTTCGTTTCCTGCGCTTCCTTGTTCGCCTGTCGCTTGTCCTCGAGCAGCTTCTCAAAGAGTTCTTGTACCTCTTTGGGTTGTGTGGAAAAGTCCACACTACCGCCGCTAGGGGTCACAGGTTCGTTTGGCTTGTTTGGTTCATCTGGCATGGTTAATTGTTCCCGACAATCTCATATCTACCATTTACGATTTGGCCTGCGGTCTCATTGGTAATCTGAATACCGCGTGCCTGTGCTGCCTCTTTTATCCATACGCTGAGGAATTCAGCACGGACTAAACGCTGCATGACGTTGCCATTGGCGGCGTTAAAGACATCGCTTTTGCGCTCGTCAAACAGCTTCGGCGCTTTCAATTGACTTTCTGGCGACGGTGGCCCGTTGCGCCATAAATCATGCAATCTGTCTACCCACTGCTTTTCGTGCATATGCAGGGGCGCAAGCGCGTTGTAGAGTTCAAAGTAGGACGCCACAACGGGCATTTGAATGTCAATCATGCGAGCACCTCATTGACCGCCGCAATAACCCATTCATAGCCCCATTGTTGAAGTAACGATGGATGGTCATTCACCACAAAATGATGCATACGCCCGCTGCGGTTTGTGATGTACATATCCGTAAGCCCGAACATCGTTTCGTCAACGCGCACGCTGTAGCCGCGTTTTTCAAGGTCGTCTTTATGCTGGTCTAACATTTGTTTGGCGTAACTCATGCGGCTATCCCTAACTCCCTATTGGTGGCGCGCCTCAGCATTATTCAGCCCTCGCAAACTCACCAAAATATGTGAGGCTATTTAGGCACGAACCCCTAATTCTCTTAAAGACGCTGCCCTTAACATTGTTCCATAGACGTTATCGGTATACGGGCGGCTAAACTCGTTAAACTGCACGTCGCCACGTCGCCACGCCTCAAAAGCGCTCGGCCCCATAATGGCGCGCTGCTGTTCTTCGGATAAACGGTTAAACACGCTTTCGCCCGTCTCCCATTGGATGCTGCTGCCGCGTACTATCGGTATTGGCGCGCAGCGTCCTTGATGGTGGTCATTCAACGTCTGGTCTACGCTGAATACCTTGCCATCTTGCGCCCAACAGCTAATGCACGTTTTAGCGTCCTTCGCGCTGCTCCAGCGCCAACCGTCAAGAATGTCAGCATTCGCCTGATATGCAGCATGGTTCGCGTACCGATACGAATAAATCTGTACCGTGCGTGTCATGTTGTTCGCCCATGACAGCGGGGTCACTTCTACAAAGTCACGAATAGCACGCGCGGTAACTAAAGCGCCGCGTCCCTGTACAAAATTCGTAAGGACAATATCGGACATCTGCTGCGCGGCGCTTCTCCCAAACGTGTTAAAGTTGGTGCGCATAGCAGGGCTATCCACAAAGTTAATGAGCGCGGCGACGGCGTCGCTTGTCGCACGTCGCCATACGCCCGCTACTGCGCTGCCTGCTAGAGCTTCGGCTATTTGTAAGCCGCTTGCGGTAGCAGTGTTTTGCAGCGATGTCGATACACGCTCTATCTGTGTACCAAAGCGCTGCATAATGTCTTCAGTGGCGTTAATCAGGCGCGTGTATTCCGGCAGGGATAACAAAACACCACGCGTTTGCACGGTGTCTGTGGTAAGGCTATCGACTGCATTCTGGAACGCTGTGATATATGGCGCGAGTGCGATAAGTACGGCGCTGTAAGACGTGTTAAGCGCGGTTTGTGCAGGCGCGTATTGCTGTAGGAGCAAGGCGCGCCAATCGTTACGCGTCGTCATTGTCTTTTTTAACAGGAAGCCAATACGCCCCAAAAACCACACTCCCGCCAGAATATTGCTGGACGGGCGGCATATATGAAGCACTCCCCATAATAGGCATCTCGGCTGACTGCGTACGCTCTAGGTAATACTTCTCAATTGTGCAACCTGTTGCGGGCACGTCTTCAACCTTTGGCGCTTCAGGCAGTAACGGCGCTGTGACTACCGCCGCGCCACCTAAGCCGATCATCTTTAAAAATTTACGCCTGTCCATTGTCGCCTCCTACCTGCTGTATTGCGGTTACGCGTTCCACTTGCGCTTGTAACTGGTCTTGCCGTTCTTCAGCTATCTGCGCTTGCTCCATCGCAAAGTCAAAGCCTAGCCGTTCGGTTGCCGTCTGGCGGCTTTCAATCTCGAGGTTAATCGCCGTTGCCGCCACTTGTATCGCTTCGATTTCGTTTAGCGGTAACGGGTCTTTCCACATGACTTTAGGCTTATCTACGGTAACGCCTATAATCGCCATGACGCGCCGCGAGATTTCCGCAAGGCCATCACCGTAAAGCCTTTGTTTCATGGTGGCCTGTGCCAACTGTTTTGAGAACATCATACGCACGCCGAAGTTGGTAATTTGCCCTAGCTTGTCGCGCACCGTTGCCAGGTCAACAACACCCGTTGCCGCAAAGAATTTAGCCTCTAGCTGCTGCTGATAATTCATGCTTGATGCGAGGTCGCTTTGCATTTCAAGGTTCTCGATGCGCGCGCCTTCCTCGTCAATCGTAAGAATGCCCTCTACAGGCGTAGGCACAACCTGAGAAGCCGCCGCGCCTAACACGACGGTTTTCGGATGTGCGTGATACTTAATGATTTTGGCGGTGTTGGACGCGATAAAGTTCACGCGGTCATTGAGGTTGCACACATAGGCAAGGTCACTACAACCGTAGAAATCGAATGGCTCATGTTTGTTCTTCCAATCGACAATTGGCGCAAACGGATAGAGCCACTCATCACGCCCTATCTCCACAAACGTTTTGCCGCGCGTCTCGCCATACTCGACAATCAGCCAACCGTCCGTCAATTCCGGCTTGCGGTTCTCATACAACCACATGGGCACAACGTCTTGCCGCCGTTCTTCTTTTTCTTCCTTCCATGACAGCCGATACCAGAGCACCTCTTTGCGGTTGCTAGGGCGCCAGAATGCCTGCGTAAACAGCGGGTCAAGCAGTTCCACACGCACGCTTGCATTAACGCCGCTGGCAACTTCTTCCCACTGTAAGCCATCGTCCACAATCAGACGTACAAAGGTATGCCCTGCCACCTGCCCACTGAGTAAAACATCAATGAGCCATTCGGCGAGGTTGTTTTGTTGCCAGAACAAATCAAGTTGTATCTGCTCTGGCGAACGTACTTCCTCTAGGACGCCTTGCGCATTCTTAACGCGGTCAAAGCCGCCATTCAAACGCACCAATGGCGGTTCGCTGGCAATAAACGAGGTCATGTCGTTAACAGCTTGCCCGCACAAATTCAGGATAACGTTATCCGTTTTGAGCGGCGGGCGGTGTTCGCCTTCGTAGTATTCGCGATAGTGTTCTATCCGCTGTTTGCGCGCTAGATATTCACGGTTGGCGTCGTTATCCTCAAATGTCGGCGGCGTGTAACGTCCCTGTGTTTCAGGCATGTTGTATCCTAGTCGTATATCGCCATGACAGGCGCATTGGTGTCCACAGGACGTTTAACGATTAAATCCGAGAGCGCCCACACGGAGGCGTCTAAGCGGTTTGGGCTAGGGTTAGACGCGGTGACGTTTCCAGGTATCCACAGACACCACTCATCTTCCAAATGCGGGAAGCTGCCCACATGGTGCACCTTGCCGCGTTCGTGCTGTGCTGCAACAGGCTCAGCGCGTACCGCTTTCCCGCGTGCTGCGTGTGCCTCTCTAAATGAGATATCGCGCCCACGTGCGGCGCTTTGAATGGTGCTTTTCACCATATCGCCGCCGAAGTTGGTTTCAATGATGACTTTATCCGCTTGCCAGCGCTCGTGTGCGTCAATTACGGCGTTTGCCCACCGTTCAGGGCTTCCGAGTACGCTGTTATCTTCCAGCACATAGGCGTGACCATCTATGCCTAAGCCTGCTACCACAATACCGCATTCGTTGGTTGTGCTGCCTGTCGGGTCTACTCCAATGACCACGCGCGCCATGTCCGGCGCCTTCTGCACACGGTTGTTATCCAATATCGCGCGCGTGAGTAATGCGCCTAAAGCCTCATCTTTATCGTCTGCTAGAATTTCCTGCTCATAGGATAGGCGCGTCATATCCTGCACAATTTCCTCTAACGCTTCTGCGCTGAGGTTCGGGTTATCGTGGCTTGTAAAGTGGAACGTTTCCCAACGCGGCGCTTTGTCCTGTGCTGCCTTAAACAGCTTGGCAGCATGGCGTGGGTCTTTGGCTTTAGTCTGCGTTTTGGTGGCGAGTGATAACGGCGTGTAAATAAATACCGTGTCGCCGTTAGTATCCAGCATCATAGGCGCGCCCACCTTGTCGAAGGTGTCCTCCCCCATGAGTTGATATTCGTCCAGGATGAGCAGGTCGCCATAGTCACCGCGTAGGGTATCAGGGTTCCATGCTGTTTTGGCACGTATGCGGTTCTTCGTACCAGGAACCTCGATAACATGTTCTGTCTCGTTTTTGTAGAGCACGCCCGTTGCCAGCACAGGCGCTAGCGCGGTAGTGACTTCCCACCAGAACGTGCTAATTTGTTCAGCGGTAGGCGTGGCATATAACACGCGCCGCCCTTGCATGAAGGCCTGCACAGCGAGAATAGCAATGCCGGTTGTCTTGCCGCCGCGCCTGCCCGCGCGTATGACCTTGCGCTTTGCGGTGCTCTCTAGGAATTGGCGCTGTTTCTCATGCGGTGTACGCAGTTTGACAAGCTTCTGCCAGCTTGTGCGCCTGCGTTCCTCCATGAGTTTGTTATAGCGCTGTTCAATGCGGAGTTGTTTGAGGCTGTCCATAGAACACAATTACTTATGCAAATTCCGCTTTGCAAACGTTATGTTACGTCAAAATCTATCGCTATGCGGACGCGAATGTTATCCCCAAGCCCGCAACGTTCGCCGTGAACAGTGATGTAGCCAAGTTCAACCAGTTTTTGAAACACGGTCATTTCAAAATCTCGATACGCCTTATCCTCAAGTGGGTCGCCAGAATAACTGCCCGCGTCATGCAACAGCCAATCTTTAGGCATTCCGCTACCCTGATAATCTGCGATATGCTCATGGATAGCGTAAATCATTGTCTCGGCTATATCGCGCTCGGCTGCTGTCAGCATGTGCATTTTACTAACTACCTCACCACAGGCACGCCAGCACGCGCAAATAACTGTTCAGCCAGCGACGTATCACCGTCATAGACGTGCAATAGCTGGTCGAAGGTCACGTTGCCCGCGCGTATGTCTGCGATAACTTTATCCTCGAATGTCATGTTGACTTGCATTTGCACAGGCATATCCAGGCCTAGCAGTTTGGCGCGGCGTTCCATAATGCGTAACGCGCGGTCTATTGCGCCCTGATTGCCTTTTACCGCTTGCGCCCAAATGCCCATTAACAGCGCATCAAGGCGTGCGCGCTCAAGAATAATCAACTCCTGTGCAGGTTCGTGCTTCATATCGGCAAGCGCTGACTTAACCGCCTTTTCTGCCCCTGCGACAGAATAGCCGAGCGTATCAGCTATTTGTTGGTAGGTTGCGCCTGCTTTACGCAATTGCAACGCTTCAACATGCTTTGCAGCCGCCTCTATTCGGCGCGGTGAGGTCTTGCTTTCGCCTCTAGCCATTTCTACTCGCTTATGGTTCTACTAAACTAACTAACTCTTTTGCAAGATCATAGGGGTGCAAGCGCTTCACATTGTATCCGTTTGCGCGTAATGCAACCTCTAGCTTTTCGCCAGCAGCTAACAACGCCAACCGTGTCGGTTGCAACGTCTTTGTGAGCACAGTCCATTCATTCATGTCTTTAACAAGCAATCCCATGAATGCGCGGTATTCAGCATCTACCAACTTGATAACTGCTTGTTTCTGCGCGCGGTCTTTCTTAGCTTGCTTACGTGCTTTTTCGACATACTCAGGCGGTGCTTCCTTGCGCACAACATCACAGTGACCCGCCGCGTACAGTTTGCATGATTGCAGTTCATACACGGGCAAGGGAAGCGCGACGGTATGTACCCAACAGACGACCAAATCACAATCTGCTGACTTGTGACCATGCTGGATAAAATTGTAGCTATCGAATTCAATCTCGGTGCGTAGGATATTCCCGTCGTTATCGCGTAACGTGTAATCAGGAAACGCCGCG